GGCTTGGGAAAAATCAATATGAAACTTGCAACCACTGGCCACTTCTATACCAATGGTTAAGAAGCGCTTGAGACGATTGCTGTCTCAAGCTTTAAAGCTATGCTGCGATAGGGTCGGCGGCTATAATGACCGCCGGCGAGTGGAGATACATCCCCAGTGAAAAGTCCTCGCCGGTTGCAACGTACTGGGCGAGATACACATTTTGTCCATCGGATCCGCTGCCAACATGCGAAACTGAGTGATACATGCGAGTGGTGTCATCCGCGTCATTGCCCTCCACATCTTTAATGAAACGAGAAAAGGCAAATCTATAGCGCGAATAGAACGGCAACTCCACCTCCGCAGTGCAGTTGGAATTGGCATTCGACAGGGCCATACCAGACCCTGAAATAATCCCTTGTGACGACCTACGCGCCGAACTTGAATGGAAACCGTCTGCCAAAGCGACATCTGTAAAATACGCACTAGAATCATACTTACCCTCACCCCTATTCACCATAATGGCACGTTGGACATTGCCGGAGTAGTTGTTATTAAAAACATACTTGTACCGAACGCTGCCCCGACGCGCAACATAACATGGCGATAAATAGGTTAGGGCATTCATACGATTATATGAATACGTTGCCGCTGAGGACGTTGTATCAATACCTCCAGTCAGAAAACCTCGAGTCATGGGAAAATCAGGAAAACTCCACTTCATGAGCCTAAAATCATTAATCCCTGCCGCACTCCGATTTTCACCCCGCACAAGCCAATAGCGCTTAAGAAGGGAGCGGATACTCAAAACCGACTCACCCCCATACACATGGGAAAGCTTGTCCTGCACAGACGGGTCAACTATACCAGCGACCTCATCCTCGGTTTTGGTCTCAACATCATCGACATCGAGCACACCGGACTGATATGCACCATCGACATATGTGTAATCCTTAATCCTATCTTCTGGACACATGTAACGCAAATCATCGCCGCCCGACACATACACCATGACCGATATAGCAGTAGAGGCGACATTAGGTGTACTCAACTCATTGAGCACTTCCACTGTCAGTACGCCGTTAGTCTCATCACTATACCCCGCATATCTCAGAGTGTCACTGTGGCCTATTGATGAAATGTCACTAAGAAGGGCATATGAAGATGGTTGTGCCCAGTTTGCCGTGATTTCGAACTCTCTTTCCTTGGACAAATCTATAATTCGCGTATATACTGTATTCCAGTCGGTACCACCTAATGTGTTATTATACCGCGGATCCAGCGTTACACGCAAGCGTCCTTTATGGAAATCTGATGCCACCACTACAAATCTAAATTTGATGGAACCAGACCAATATCGAAACAAAGAGGACAAATGGCTCATGGGCGTGGTGCCCACAATCGTTGATCCAAAGGGAACAGTTGTACCATCATTGCCTAATGTTGGCGTCACCAATGCATTAAAAAGCATCGTGTCAACAGTATCAGACGTATTCCAAATAAACTGGGCCAAATAAGACTCCTTACGCAGGATAAAAGCCAACGACATTTCATCCTCTGGCCCTAACCCCATAGTGCGCGGATCCACAGTCAATTCCTGTTCCGCATCCAAGGCGAGTTTCTCCACGTTCTCGTCCAGATTAGTGCAAGCCATCGAACTGACAGATCGATTAGTTATACCCAAATTTACTCCATTCCTATTGGGCCTTGAAAAACCAAATGCTCGCGCAAATTTACCAACACTCGAAGCTATCTCACTCGTCGCCTTAGCATAGGGTCCAATGACGGGAATATCCGTCAGAACCTGAGCATAAGTGGCGGCACTGGAGGCAGCCTTGGAGATGGGACCAGGTTCTAAACTACCAGACTGATACGAATCGGTTGTGGGCACATGCAATTGAACATTCTCCATCCAGGCAAACACTGTTACCGTGATGGGATCTGTTCCGCCATTTGCATGTTGCAAGTTCTGATAACTCCGGAACTTAACCGTGCCCATACCAACATAGTCAGAAGCCGGCAAGCTCATATAATTCTGGTTATAGAGATAATCACAATTCAATACACCGCCCTGTGAAGAGCATGAATCAATCTCAATATGAGGCAACTGCGACAGAGCCATAAGTTGAATATCAGTATTACTGGTGAACTCAGAGTTGGCATAAACTGCATCAGCCTGAAATAAAGGTCGGTATGACGCAACAGCACGCCCAAAATAAAAAGAGTTGCCATTGATGACAAATTTGACACGCATATCACCGCGCAACAAATTGTAGTTATTCAGCCTACCCACTACATTTGGATTCTCTAAGAAAAGAGTCCAAGGATTGACTGCAAAACTTCCGATGCCACCAACCGCCCAACTATAGGTTTTAATACGAATAGGGCGGCCAAGAAAAGCTGCGAGGGACGAATCCTCCGTCTCAGCGTGCGAAAATGTTTCATCCCGCAGCGAAAACGACTTGCTCGTGGGAACTTGCACGTCGTCTTTAAAATGTGTAATTTGATGAGCAGATACACTACTGCTATTACTATTAATATTATCAGTGAGTCAGTTGATTAAAGATTTGTTAATTTAACTCAAACAAAACAAAACTATATGTGTTTTTGATCTGCAAATCCCCCCTAAAAAGGGGAAGGGCACGAGGGCCCCTACATACTAAACACAGCCTATATTCCTAACCTACACATACAAAGATATGAAAATACGGATCACGCGCCTAGGACACTATTCAACTTATTGTGCAGCGTGACACCGCACAGTATATTTAAGGACTAATATATACAACCAAAAAGAAAGAAAAGAAATAAAACGAAATAAAACGTTTCCTAAAATTCTAACAATATTTCTGCTTATATAACGCCAATTTGGCATCATAATCCACCACATCAAACACCTGATTGCTCAAGTCATGATCCTCAACGATACGCAAAAGTTGAGGATAATATTTCTCATAGACCTCACGCCCATGCAGAAAGAATTCTGTGCTGGCAGCAGAAATTGCAGCACCCGCATGTTCGCGAGCACTGCAACTACCTTGGTTCACTACTCTATTGTGCAGACTCTTGAAAATTGAACCCTCTTCAAGAGGCGCAAGATAAGCTTGCACCGCACTTTCGTACCTACAGCCCCTCTTAAGGAAGGACAAGGAACCTACGTCAACATATGGAACTGATTCAGCCTCTTTGTCGGCCATGGTATAAACCACGCCTGAGACCTCTAACATCTCCGCTATTGACGTGTGGTTAAACCACGGGACCGAATCCGACACGCCCATTATGTTATCATCACCATAACACAAGAGGGACACATTGTCTTGGAAAGGTCCGGGTTCAACACCCTCACAGTCGCCAAGCGCATAATACGCGTAGCGCATATAGAGGGAATTTGCTATATTATTAACTATTACGGTGAGATTATGACCACTTGGGTTAGACCCGACAACACCTAATATGTCGCCGTTGTGTTCATAACACGGTTGACACAGGTCAGTCATCAAACTCTTAACGACCAACAAATCATCACCACTATAACTGCTATTCAAACTATTGGCCCTCTCAATGATATGATATAAAATCTTATACACGGAGGCGAGCATCGTAGCAGAAATTGTTGTATCATAGGCCTTATAGTCCCCAGCGACTCCACGCGTTTCACCAAACCGACGCAAGTGGATCATCAAATCATTCCATTGAGGGCCATGGGCATCAGTGCCAACAGCACACTCAAAGTCTATGGGAAATGATTGAATAAAGACGATAACCATCAAAAAATACTTTCTAATTAAATAAGAATGCGCTAGAGGTGCCCCCGCGAAGACACGCACCTTATCCTTTGTGAGCTTTGTGGGCTCATCCTTCAGATTTGCCCTAAATACGGCATACGACCGTTCGCCACGCAAAGCGCAATTCTCAATTCGCTTAACCTCGTCCCT